CATCGTCTTGTTGACCTTTAGTTACCACTTCGTAACTGGCATCAGTAACAGCTGTTTCGTCATCTATATTTTTTTGCGTTTGTATTTGTTTTTGTGCTTGTTCAGCCTCCAAAGCTGCGATTTCCTCCGCTACGTCTTCAGCAGATGTACCTGCTCCAAAAGCTGTACTCGCTATAGCTGTTCCACCTAAAAGAGAAGCGGGTCCTGTCTGTACGTCGTATTTATATGATCTTGGATCAAATTTAGGTAAAGCTTGAAAACCTTTTTGTCCAGGGACAGCGACGCCTGGTTTTTTACTTGCTTTTACAGGTGTGAATCCTCTTAACCTACCTATTAAGTTGCCTATACCTGATACGATTTTACCGCCAAATTTAGTTTGTGCTAATGGTATGGCAGATATACCCAATCCAATATTACCTATTGTGCTTGCCAATCTATTACCTTGTTGTCTTTCGTATGCCTCAACAGGATCACCTGTTGGAGATAAATTTACATTTACATATTCTTGATCAATTATTTCTCCGCTTGATCTTTGTTTGATTGCAAAAAAATTACCGTCTTGCTCAACTATTTTAGTAGTAATCTCTACTGGATTAATTTGCGATGGCGTTAAAGACCTAGAAACAACTATATCGCCTTCAGCGAACATTCTTCTATTTAATATGTTCAAGTTCCGTAACTCCCAGTATTTTGTCCATATACGCTAGTACCAGTAGGCGTATTAGTGTTTGGATTCATCGTCCCGTATACGTTGAGGAATGTTCCTATACCAGCTGCTAAAGGATCTTGCGGCATACCGTAAGTGGTTCTAACGTCTGAAAAGCCAGGTTGATATGTCGGTAAGAAACTACGTACGTATTGAGCTGCCTGAGTCGGAGCCATTCTTGTTTGTACAGCTTGATCATATTCTCTACCAAGAGCTGTTTCTGTGACACCTCTAGCCGTAGCGCCTAAATTAGCAAGCTCACTTCGTTGCGCTGAACCTAAACCGTAAGCTGTACCTCCAAGATCTCCAATACGACCTCCGTAACCAGCAACATCTGATCCTATTGTTCTTGCCAATCCAGCACGTCTACCGCCTATACCGCCAAGTTGCGAACCAAATCCAGCTAAGTTACCAGCCAATCGTTCTCTGGCTCCAGCTTGTCTACCAAACTCCCCTAACGCAGCCTGTTGCGCTTGTCCAAATCCTTGACTTCTTATACCCGCTAAAGCTTCGCCAAGACCTCTACCTAACGCCGCTCGTCTTTCATCAGCACTTAGTCTAGCTCTTGAACCAAAAGCAGATTCGCCTCCTTGCGATATATCTCTTGTTCTTGCATCTATATCTTGTAACTCGCCACGTTTAAATACGTCATCTATTGTTTGTTGTACTACCCTATCTTCAAATGGATCAAAAAACTGTCTGGTTAAGTTAGGATCAAACTGCATACCAGCAGCACGTCTAGCTGTATCAGTTGCAGCCCCTAGATAAGCCTGTTCGCCAGCAAAGTAAGGTTGCGCCAACTGTCCTGCCCTACGAGACATACCAATACCTTCTTGCAAGCCAGCTAAGTTAGCATCTAAATATGGTTGGTAAGACCCAATACCACCGTAGGCTCCTTGCATCGCAGCAAGTTCTAAAGGTGACAGCCCTGCGGTTTGCCTCATTATTGCGGGTTGTCCAAACGACCTGTTAGCCGCTGAAATGGCTTGAGATATTATTCCTGGGGTATCTGGTGATCCAAAGTAAGCTTCCCTTACAAAAGGGTCAGACATTCTTTCGTCGCGTGTAAATCCTGTTGCGACTGGATTGATGGTAGCTGGGTTAGTAGATTCTGCCATTACATACTCTCAAATATATTCATTAACTCGCGCATGTTTTCTACGCCTTTTTCTCTTGATGGCTTGCCACCTTGCACTAGCTCAATACCTGACTTACCTTTCTTTAAATCGTAAGCCCCTGCGCCTCTAGTAGCTTTGGCAGTCATTACAAACTCACCATCACTCAACATCGCTGGTATATCATCAGAAGTACCCGTACCAGGTCCTTCAGATTCACCTCCGTCTCTTAAATCCAGTTCAGCTACGCCACCTACTGCGAAAGGTTGTCTTCCTGCACCTTCTATATCTAAAACAGCTGGTTTGGGTGCCAATCCGAACTGACCTCTATCGCCACCAGTTCCTAAATCAGAGGCTAGTTGGTATCTGCCTAGCGCATCCATACTGACTTGAGGTGTAACAGCAAGACCGCCCGCTCTATCTTTGGCTGCGTCGTAAGCTAGTTTGCCCAAGAATCCTCCAAGACCAGCAGAGGCTAGACCGCCACCAAGGCCGCCACCTCCTCCGAATAGATTGCTTACAACACCAGGCATGGTCCTAGCGCCTGATTGTCTTCCTTTCGCAAGAGCTTCAGCTTTTTGTTGATCTGTCATCGCTTGAATTTGTTCGTGGGTATATCCGTATTTTTCTAATTCCGCCGATCTACCGCCAAAACCGAAAGCATCACCTATTGCTTTTATAAATGGATTAGTGCCTCCAGATTGTGATTTAATTAACGCATTTCTTTCATTTACCATTTGCTCAACCATCATGGGATCCATTGTTTGCAGCATTTCGTCAATTTCAGCGTCTGTATATGGTTGGGTACCGCCCATACCTCCAAACAAGCCACCTATACCTTTACCGATATTGCCAAACAATCCTACTTTGTCGGCTCCAGGCAATATAAATTCTTTGGCTCTGCTGAATAAACCGCCGAGACCGCCGCTTTCTCCCGATGTCGTTCCTTGTATTAAATTTTGAAAGAAGTTTCCTTTACCACCAGTCAAACTGCCAAGACCACCCGTACCTTTACCCATCGTAAGTAAGTTGAGGGGACTAGCCTTGCCCCTAGCCACATCAGCAACGGTTGTTATTTTATTGATAGTGCCTGCTATAGCTCCTATCGGACCTGGTACAAACTGAAGAACAGGTGCTGCTTTACGCGCCACCTTCTTAATTGACTTGAAAGCTTTCTTGAAAAAACCAAACTCAGGTAGTCCTGTTATCGGGTTGATGGACATACCAGACCCAACAGCGTATTCGTTTGGATCAAGGCCAGCTGCCCTCATTTCTTGGTTGATACGTGCTTGAGTTGCGGCTGATATAACAGGTGGTACGACACGCTCGCCCAAAGCAACGTGAGCTAGAAACTGATCTTCGTCTCTACCTAAACTTGCTATTCCTGTCCCAGTTCTGTTTATTCTATCCATTTGCTTTCAATTCTACTGTTTTTAGTCCTATTGTTAAATAAAATTCATTTCTAAATAGTTTTTTTTATCTTCCCAGCAAGGACGCGATATGAGCCAGAAAACCAATAAATAACGATCTCCTGACTGTACGGGTAGTCCTCGGTGCATGTGAGTAAAGCTTGGAAACATCAAAGCGCTACCTGTTGGAAGCGGTTCAACAATACCTCTACCTTGAAATTCTGTTCCACCACCCTCGTATTCACCTGTATTTAAAGGAATGACTACGCTGATGTCTGCGCTTGCATCGTGGTGCCAAGCGCCTTGTTGTTTGTCTCTTATATTATAATTGGCTATCTGTATGCCGCCATCTGTTACGACTCTGCCCCAAAGCCCCATAAATATTGGGTTGAAAATGGTGCTGACCACATTCATCAAAGACAGGTAAAGTTCAGGTATATGGTCTTGTAAAACTATCTCTGGTATTTGTCTAAGTGTGTCTTCTTCTGAATTAGGCTCAAAGTTGAAGTGTTGTTTGATATTTTCTAATTCGTCTCTGAATATATCGCAAAATGTTTCTGAGAATATAGGTGCGGTATATACATCTTTGATGGGTTCATCAATAACCGCATGTAAAGGTAAGTTTTCCAAGTTTTCTTGGCCTTTTGATTTAAGGAAACGAACGATATCTAATTGAGAATCTTTGATTGTTTGGAATGTTTGATCTTGTATGAACCAGTCAGAGGGTCGGCTTAGAAGTAAATTTTTCACTTCATACGCTGAATTTGTACTTTCTACAGCTTGCATATCAAACCTTTATACTTGTCGCTCCGTTGTTTCTGACAGTTACAGAACCCAGTTCTGATTGCAGTTCAAACCCCTGTGGATTCTTAGGCGTATGAAGCTGTATCCATTTGTTTCCAGTATAAACCTGTAAAACTCCAATAGATGTGTTCCATACTACATCACCTTCGTTAAATTTTAAAGAACCTAACTGCGTATCGTTGAATTGAGGCGTAGAATCAGGATCAAATGCTCCAAGGTTTAATTCAAGTATACGAACAAGCCTGTTAAAGTTTTCCCTACTAGCAGATGGTTGTAACTCTGTTGGGAGTCTGGTTTCTAATAATTTGCTCATCTTCTACCATCTGTTTTCACATCCATTCTTGTTTCACCTAAACGCCAACCTATAGATAAATTACCATCATCGGTAGCGTCGTCGTTAGATTCAAATCGTACAACTGCTTGTCTGCCCCTAGCTCTAAGGTTTACTTTTTGAGTAGAAGATGACACTTCGGAAGTTGCTTCAGTTGTAAGAGAGTCACCAGGATAATTCCTAACTTTTGTAACTACATTTACTGATCCTGAATTAGCATCTTGTATAAATTTAATATCAGGTATTATTGAAGAAATTTGAGTAAACCTATCGCCGTCGCCGATATCAAAGTCGCCTGATTCCACATACACATTAGTCATCGCACTTCCATCGTCATCAAAGCCAATTTCTTGTTGATATAAATAACCGCCATTAGTGGCTTGCGGAAAAGATTCAACACCTGAATCCAGCCAAACAGTTCTGGTTAATTGACCGTAGTACCAAACTTGTTGTTGAGTGTTATAGATTACGTACCTATCTATTTCGTCACTTGACGAAGAAGGGTAGAACCATCCTACTTCATTATGTTCGCTGTTGGTAAATGCCTGTATTTTATAAGCCTGACCTGTATTGATATCGCCAAATACATAATTATGAACGCTACAAGGCAATTCCTGCACCGTACCGTTATATAAATAGAAATTACCATAACCCATAAAGAATACGCCGCCTGAAGAAGTGATAGCTGCTTTTGGACCAATTAACCCAGATGCTTCATTTATAAGATTTAAAGAGAAAGTCAAAGGTGCGCCTACAAACTGCATAGAATATACAGAGGTATCCGTAAAGATTACAACCTCTTGTCTGGCTTTAACTCCGCCTACTATACTTGAGCCAGAGGACAATCTTACAGATCCAGCCGTATTGGTAATTTGCGGTTCAAAATCCAATTCGTTTTCTTGATCGGAGAAAGCAACCAACATTGGATCTAACACTCCAGACCTCGCGCTACCTTCAATTGGATCAGCGCCTAAAACAATAAGGTGTCTGTCAACTTCTGAGGTTATAACTTGTAATCCTACCGTTGGAACAAAGTTGGCTCCTGTAATATCGGACAATTGAACAGCTCTTGTACCTGTTCCATTGTTTTCTAACCATCGATAAAGTCCACCGCCTCTGGGGTTAATAATTAAATTTTCACCAAAATTATCATGCGTCCAGAGTCTCAATTGGTTGTTGCCACCTAAAGCAGTTGCAGAACCCCATCCGCTTGCGCCCCAAGTACCCACACCGTAACCCGTTGATTGTACATATACATCTAAACCTGTATTTATTTGATAGACTGCGTCAGTTGAAGAACCACCGTTTCCTGAATCACTTGCATTAGCTGTTACTGTAGAACCTGATGTATCTTTAGCCGTTATAGTATAAGTGTTGCTATCTGTAACTAGGTCTATTTGGTACTCTTGATTTAGAACAGCGGCTGTAACTAAACCACCCAAAGATACAGCATCAGAAAATGTAACAAAATCTCCATTTACAGCTCCATGACTGGCATCAGTAACCGTTACAGTTGATGATCCATTAGTAGCAGAAAATGTAGCTGCATTTGTAGTAGTTTTACGTATTGGGGTTACGTCAGAAAAAGCTGTCCCATCTTTTATGTAGTACTTTAAATGTGTTCCTATACCAAGATATTTATTACCACCTAAAGATATCCAATTATGCAAAGCCCTTGCAGTTCCTAGGTATGTACTATCGGTTAGTTTTTGCCAACCGCCAAACTTTTCTACTCTGCCTTCTCTAAATCTAATTAGATTACAATCAAACCAACCGCCCTCGGCACTATAAGCTGTTCCTTCTCTGTAGATGCCTGGTTTAAATTGTACTTTTGAATATGGCATTTAAACTTTCTCCCACTCTTTTCCTTCAAATAAATTAGCTTCTGCTTCTCTTCTTTTGACAAGCCCTGCAAGAACCTCGCCACCTGCTTTATTCCAGCGTTTTATTTGTTCTGGTACGCCGCCGTAATCTCCTTCGTTGAGGATACGTAGCAAAGTAGACTCTTTTAGATTGGTCGGTCCTAAGTTATACACCCAACAAACCAAAGCATCAAACTGACACTGATCAAGTGGCACTTCGACCATACTATTTATATAGCCTTCGTACTCAGGCATTTCTTCTTTAAGAAGGTTTTCTGCCTCGTCTTGATTAATCTTATCGCCTTCTTTTACATCTTTGATGTGTCCGTAGCCTATTGTCCAAACCCCTACGGAGTCTTGGTAGCTTTCTAATCTACAACCCTCGTAGTTTTTTATTAAAGATATACCTTCTTCAGATATGTTCATTTTAGTCATCTTTGCTTGGTGTATTGGATGCTCCAAAGTAAAAACTAATAATAGCTGACGCTAAACCACCTAGGTATCCGAGAACCAAATTGATTAAAGCCTCTGAGTTCTGTTCGGGGGGCTGGATGGTGACTAAAAATATATAACCCATAAAACCGCCAATAACAGCAATACCGATAATTCTGGCCGTCCAATCTTTAGAAAAAGTTGTTCTAGCGTTTTGGGTGTCTTGTACTTCTAGTTTAAATACATCTACCTCTAATTCTTTCATTTTAAGTTCAAACTCAGTTTCAGCTTTTTTCAGCTCAAGCATTTGTTCAGGTGTGGCGTTGTCTATAGCTTTTTGTATTTCTTTAGGTTCGTTCTTACAACCCAATACATCTGCAATCATGTTTGCAGCCATGCCGCCCATCGGTCCGCCTAAAGCTGTTCCGAGTGTCGGGGCTACTGATCCAACTAAATTTTTAAGTAGTGCTTTCATATATCCTCCAAAGTAAATATTTTTAAAGGCTCACTAATACCCTTAACTTCTATTGGTTGTAATGATTTTAGCTCAAAATTACAATTTTTTGCAGTCTCCTCTGCAATTATTAAATCTTTCCCTACAGTCTTACAGCTAGATTCACACCTAGCAGCAATATTTACAGCACTTCCTATAGCGCTATAATCAAATCTTGTATCGCTACCCATATTGCCTATAACTGCTTCTCCTGTATTGATACCGATACCTATAGATACACCTACATCCGATTTAGCAAATTGTTTTTGTATTTCTTTTGCACACTCTACGGCTGCTTGTTCGTGATTTTTTAAATCTAGAGGAGCGTTAAATATAGCCATCATCGCATCCCCTATATACTTATCTACCATACCCTCGTACTTTTTAACTGCGTCTGATTGGATAGTGAGAGCTTGATTCATAATTTGAGTCACTTGTTCGGGATCCATATGCTCACTCATCGCAGTGAAACCGCGTACGTCAGTAAATAGAAAGGTACATCTTTTCTTTTCTCCGCCTAACTTAAGTAAACTGGGATCAGATTGCAAAGCCTTCACTTGTCTAGGATCTAAATAGTGTTCAAATTGTTTCTTAATCTCCTGCCTTAACTTGTATTGTTCTCTGAACTTTAAATAATAAGAAACGCTACCAACAATAAATTGACTAATAAGTGTCCAAGTCACGTCAATTAAAACGCCACTTTTGATGGTGTATATTCCGCTAATAACAACTACAACTAAACTTGCAGATAGACCTATCAAACCTACAGTCATACTAAGTTTTTGAGTCAAGTACCAAGCCAGTAAAATAAATGTTATGAATATTAAAAGCTCTGCTGCTAGGTGCCATTCGGGTATTTTAGGAGAATTTGGCAATAAAATTGATTCAGCCAAAGCCGCCTGTAAGTGATGTGGATTCATCAGACCGTTGGCTGTAGGCACTTGTGGTAGTATTCCGCCTCCGCTTGTACCAATAATTACATATTTATCTTGAGCTAATCTAATATCACTCAAATTAATAATAGGAGTATCTACGTAGCTTACCCATTTACGCATCAACGGATCTACTGATATAGGTGGGAGTGATGGTATACGTATCTCCCCATCAGTCATATTTATAATGTAGGTGTCCTGACCTGTAAGCTGTTTGAGTATCTCTATAGCAAAGCTTGGAGCAAATCCATCAGGAGTTCGTAGCAGTAATGGTATTTGTCTTACTAGACCATCTACATCCGTTGGTGCTGACGCCACGCCTTGAGATGCGTAGTTTTTGAGTATGTCAATATTTTGTATCACGCCTCTGGCTTGAAAGCCCCCACCTGTATCTTCGCCCAAAACAACTGTACCTACCGTTGGAGGATAACTTTTGTTATCGTTTTCAAACATCGCCAATA